AAAAGGTGGTGGTGGAAAGGCGAGTGCAAAACCTTCTGGAAAATCTCAATCCAAAACGAAATCATTCAATGTGCCAATTGAAGTTCAATCTTTGGCTGGTTATGCAAAATGGAGTGATGAACAAAAGGCCTACTGGAATGACGAAAAAAATGTTCAAGCTGTTGTTAATAAAAATGCAGAATTAGAACAACAAAGAACTAATTTAGCCGCAAAAGTTCAAGAACACAATGACAAATTGAAAGAATTAAACAAAGACCGTCTAAGTTTCAAACCAGGTGTTAGAGAAACAGTGCCAAAAAGAGAAGAAGAAATTAGAGTTGAAAGAAGACAACTTGAAGCACAGGCAAAATCAATCACTGATGATGAACAAAAAATGTTTCGAATAAACTCGGTCTTACAAGAAGGTGGTAAAAATCCTTTCGCTGGTTCAGAAAGAGGAGACAAAATAGACCAAGCTGTTCGAAACAAAGAAGAAAGTGCCAAACAAATAGAAAAAGCACAAGAAGCTGAAAGAAAAATTAAGGCAATCACAAAAGAACAAGCAGATAGAAAAGCAAACGCTGCCCAGAAAAAGATAGACAATGGAACATTTGAAAAACCAGCGACTGCAAAAGACTATAAGACCTTAGAACTACCCAATGCAGTTCGAGACTTGCAAAAAACACTCAATAGTCAAACGGCTGCTGATTACGAAATTAAAAATGCAATCAGAAGAGTTGACAGTATTAATAAAGGTGAATTATCAGGTGGAAGATTGATAACTGTTGGCAATCCATTCAATAATGATAGAAGACTTCAGTCTGAACCAGCACAAAGAGCAAGTGAGGATTATGATGAACATATACGAAGAGAAATTGACCGTCTACCAACAAAGAGAGACAGATATGGTGAGCCTGTTCCAAAAGGTGATGTAAGAGAGGACAGAACTTGGGATTATGTAAAAGGCGAACCTACAAAACCACCGCGAGCCGGTATGCAAAGGAGACTTGGATATGAAGAAAGAAGTTGGGACGACATCAACGAAGGATATCCAGCCTATAAAATTGTGATTGACTGGGAATGAATATAAATTTCAAAGCAGACGAAGAAAAGAAAATGTTGTTTGGTCCATTTTTGATACCGAACAAACTGATATATAGAAAAGATAAAACGAATGGTGAATACTATGTCAGGTTTTCATCAGGTGAAATAAAAAAGATTGCTGAGAAGTTCAATGAACAACTCAAAAATAAAGAAATTAATTTGATGCATACAGACGAGAGTGTGAATGCATTTGTTTTTGAAAACTGGGTTATTGACGGCTCAGATGACAAAAGTAAAAAATTTGGTTTTGACTTGCCAGAAGGAACTTGGTTCGGTGGTGTCAAAATCAAAGACGACAAATTTTGGAATGACGAAGTGAAAAGTGAAAAAGTAAAAGGTTTCTCTGTTGAAATCTTAGCAAACTTGGAACTCAAAATGATAAAAAAAATAAAAAAACAAAGTATGAAAAAACAAAAAAATCTTGACTTAGGTTCCTCGATGTTAGGTGATGGAACAACACCAATCTTTTATGATGGTGATATGATTGAAGTTGGAACTGCAATCTTTACTGACGAAGCAATGACTGTTCCAGCAGACGATGACAGATGGGTTCTCGAAGATGGTAGAACTATAGTTGTGGTTGATGGTGCTGTAGAAAGCATCGAAGATGGAATGGTCTTAGCAGCTGATGGTCCTTGCTATGAAGGATATGAAATGGTTGGAACAAAATTAGACGAAAATGGAAAAGAAGTTCCGAATTGTGTTCCAGTTGTTGACGGTAAACCTGAACCAATGCAGGCAGCAGCAGATGACATGGCACCGATGGCGACACCTGGTTCACCAGCACTTTCAGCAGAAGAAGTGACTTTGATGATTGACAGTAGATATCAAGAGTTGATGGACGAAATCACCGCATTGAAATCTATGATGGGTGATAAAGAAAAAGAATATCAAGAATATAAAAAACAAATCACTGAAAAACTTAGAATGACACCTGCTGGTCCATCAATCACAAAAGATGTAGTTAAAACAAAATTCAATGACAAGTTTGCAGAAATGGAAGCAAAAGTAAAGGCTTTTGCAAAAGTGAAATAAAAACAGAAAATCAACTTTCTCTATATAAAGAAAGAACAAAAAAAAATTAAATTAAAATGGCATTAGTTGACAATACTACTTTTTATGGAAAAGACGCTGAAGGTTTCTTCAGAAAAGTCCTTACCACCGGTGTTGCTAAGTCTGAACTGACTTTGATTCCGAATGTAAAATCGAAAATCAAATTAGCTTACTCTGACTTAGGAAACATCTTGCAATCTGACGATTGCACATTCTCCGCTACTGGCGAAGGAACATTAAACCAAAAAACTCTTGAAGTTTGTGATTTGAAAGTAAATCTTGAATATTGCGCTACAACTTTTGAAGCGAATTATTTATCACTTCAATTGAGAGCAGGTTCAAACTCTGACGAGGTGATGCCGAATTCATACGCTGAATTCGTTGTTGATTATGTTGCTGAAAAAGTAGCATCTGATTTAGAAATCACACTTTTCAAAGGTGATACAGGAACCGCTTCATATCCACTCAACTTGTGTGATGGATTGGTTAAAAAATTATTGGCTGATGCTGATGTTATCGATGTTTCTGCAACAGCATCTACAATCACATCTACAAATGTTGTAGGTGAATTAAACAGATTGTTAGAAGCAGTTCCAGCAGAAGTAAGAAACCAACCTAACTTCAAAATCTTTGTTTCTCAAGCAATCGCATTCTCATACAAACAAGCACAAGCTGCTACAACTGGTGGTTTATTCCTTGTTGGTGATAAAGAATTGAACTACCTTGGATATAGATTGATTCCAACATCTGGTTTGACAACAAAACAAATGATTGCGTTCAACTCTGATAAAGTGTTTTTCTTAACTGACTTGACATCTGATTGGGACGAAGTTTTATTAATCCCACAAAGAAACATCTCAGGTGCAAGAACTGAAAGATTCGTAACCTCTTTGAAATTTGGTGTTGATTATCTATATGGTGCTGAAATCGTTCTTTATTCATAATAAAAAAAAATTAAAAAAATATGGCTTGTGTAAGTTTTTCAGGTGGAATTTCTTTGAATTGTGAAAACAATATCGGGGGTCTCACCAAATTATACCTAACAGATTATGACAACATCATTTCATTCACTGAAGCTGGTGGAACAGTATCATCAATCACGATGGCAACTGCGTCAAAATTCTATGAGTTTGAGTTCAACAGAAACTCAGCAACATATCAAGAAGACTTGGTTAAATCAATCGAGGCTGGTTCAGCACTTTTTGAACAAACAATCACTGTAACAATTCCTCGTAGAGATGTTCAAAAAAGAAACACTTTGGCTCTTTTGACACAACGAGATTTAGCAGCAATCGTAAAAGACAGCAACGGATATTTCTGGTATCCAGGAGCACAAGAAGGTGTATATCTACTTGAAAGCACCTCTACATCAGGAACAACCAAAGCTGATGGTTCAAATTATGTAATCACATTAAGAGGTGAAGAGATTGAAAGAGCACCAGGTGTTTCTGCATCAATCATCGCTGGTTTATTGTAAGTGTTTGTGATATAATATAAAAGAAAAACCCCGTCTTTTCAGATGGGGTTTTTCATTATACATACAAATCGTCTGGTGAAAAAAACGAATTCACCACCAAAAGATATATAAAAGAAAGAAACAAAAGTTTTCTAATGACTATAATTTTCACACCTGGTATCACACAATCTGTATGGTTGAGTTTCAAAGAAGAAGCACCGATTGGTTGGACTGGAAGTTGGACTTTTTTATTAACAAATGACATCACTGGGGCGACTAAATCAGCCAGTCTAACTGATTTACAACCCCAAAATAAGTGGACAAAGTTTGATATCAAAGTCGCAACACCTGAAGTTCTCAATAGTGGAATTTGGAATTTACAATCTGGAATGTGGTCTTGGACTGGATATGCTGGTTCAACAAAATTGCAGAGTGGAAAAATTATGGTTCAAGATGCGGCTACTTGGAGCACTATAGCCAGACCATCAAAAAACACAGGTGCTCTAAGAAGATAATATGGCTTTATTTGATTTTGTTTTTAACAGACAAAAAGAGGTTTCAGAACCGAAAAAAGAAGGTGGTAGTTCATTTGTTGATAATTTTAGAAACATCAATATAGAACTTCCTATGCCGAAAGAACATCGTGGATATGATTGGGTTCTTTGGGGTCAAAACAACTCATTTCCACTTGATTTGTTAGAATATAGAAATGGTTCAGCAACACACAACGCAATCATTGAAGGTAAAACAAGTTTGATTGCGGGTCTTGGTTTTATGTTTGCAAAAACTCGAGAAGAATCAAATCTTTTTCTTGTAGAGAACTGGAAACTCGTTCCATTCTGGCGAAAATTAGATGCAGTTTTCAAGAACTGTGTCAGAGATTATGAGACATTCGGATATGCAACTTTCGAGGTGATTTATTCTGTTGATAATTCAAGAGTTGTTGATATAAACTGGATTGATGCTTGTAGAGTAGCACCAGAAAAAGTTGAAGATGAATGGTCTGAACCAAAATGCTACTACTATTCAGAAGATTGGTCAAATATCAGAAAATATCCACCAAGAAAAATCGATGCATTTAATCCGAATGAAGTCGAAGAAGGTAGACAACTCGTTTTTATAAAAGGTTCAGAAAACAATATGCAATATTTTTCACTGCCTTCATACTACTCGGCTTTGAAATGGATTAAAGCTGATATGTTGATGGCAGATTATAACTTGGCTGCTATTAACAATGGATTTTCACCATCAATCGTTTTCAAGTTCTATAAAAAACCAACACCAGATGAAAGAAGACAAAACGCAGAATCAATCAAACAACAACACGGTGGACCCAAGAACGCTGGAAAGGCAATTATCTTATATGCAGATGGAAAAGACCTTGCTCCTGATGTTGATACGCTTGATGCTACAAACATAGACCAAAGACTACTTCAAGTTTCAGAACAAATCACACAACAACTAATCACGGCTCACAGATGTCATCCACAACTTGTTGGAATTCAAACACCTGGAAAATTAGGATATTCAAACGAATTAATGCAATCTTGGGAAATCTTTGATAAAATGGTAATCAAACCTGAAAGAAAAGTCGTGTTAGACGCATTTAAATCAGTTCTGGTATATAATGGTATAGCACAATGTGATA